TGCCGGTGGACGGCTTGGGCTGACCCTTGAGGAGCTCGGCGACGTACTCCTGCTCCTCCTTCACGACGCTGGTGATGGACTCCTTCACCTTGTCGGTGTCGAGCGCCCCGTCCTTCTCGTGAACGGTCCGCATGAGGTGGTCCATGATCCGGCCCTTGGCGAGCTGCGGGAGCTCGACCTGGGAGAGGGACTCGGTGACGAGCACGGTCTGCTCGGCCTTGATCCGGGCGGCCGTCTGCTCGGCGGTCTCCTTCTCCTTGGCGGCGAGCGACTCGGTCAGCGTCGCGACCTGGTCCTGGAGAGCCTTGAAGTCGGCGGCGGCCTTGGCCTTCTCCTCCTCCGTCTGCTGCGAGGTCTGCACCTCGGCGACGATCGCGCTGAAGACGTCGGGGCGGCTCTCCCGGATCTCCTTCAGCGCCTCGTCGACCTTCATCGAGTTGAGCATGTTGATCTCCTGCTCCTTGGCGATCATGGGCTGGTAGGACTCCCAGATGGCCGTGACCCGGCCGCCAGCGCCAGGTTCGGTCACCCAGTCCACGGACATGGCGCTCTTGAACTTCTCGACGACGTGCGTCATCTTCCCGTCGCGCTTCTCGGGCTTGACCTTGCCCTGGGCGAAGATGGACAGTCCGATCTCAGGAAGCGCGCCAGCCTCCTGCAGATCCTTCAGGAAGTTCTTGAACCAGCCCTGCACGACCTTGATCTTGGCCATGCCGGCGCCGGTGGAGGGGTCGACCCACGTCTCCTTGATGGTCGACACCCAGTCGGTCAGGGACCGCTCGGGTCGCGAGGCGAGCTCCTGCGGTGTGCCGTGGTTGAGGTACATCTTCAGCCCGTTGAACATGCCCGCGTCGACGGCTTCCTTGATGGCCGACTTGGGGTAGTACCGGGCACCGGAGCGGTTCAGCCCCGGCTGGAGGAAGACGGCCGTCAGCTCACCGGACTTGAGATCCAGCTTCGCCTCGGTCAGCGTGAGGAGGTTGAGCTCGTCCACGCCACCGATCGTAGCATCGATCGCCTCCGAGATGGAACCTTCGTGGTCCTCGTCCATGTGATGCGCCTCCTTCGTCTTCTTCGAGGGGCTCTGGCCGAGTACACGGTAGGCCCGTCGCTTGACCTTCGCCTTCTCCTCGGCGGACAGGTCGGACTGGTTGAGCCGGGCGAGTGCTGCCCTGGCGTGGGCCTTGTCCGGGATCGGGAACTTGTACTCCTTGGTCCCGTCCTTGTTCGTCCGGACGACTGTGGCGTGCCGACGGCGCATCGCCGCGTTCAGCGGGGCGGCCTCGTCGACCTGTTGGAGCTCGCCCGCCTCGGAGGCCATGGCCATACCCTCGTCCTGGTACGTCATCATGGCCGCCTTCTGGGCGTCCTCCTGCTCCATCTCCATCTTGAGATGGTCAACCACGTAGCCGTTGAGCTCGTCGAGCATGTCCTGGAGATCGGACACATCCTCGCCCATGGCGGCCTTGTAGTCCATGAGGCTGAGGACAGCGTTGCGGGCGTCCTTTGACGCCCAGCAGCAGCGGTCCATCATGTCCTCGGTGAGCGTCTCCGAGTCGAGTGCCTCGAGGTACTCCTGGCCAACCTCGTGGAGGTACTGGAGGGGGCGGAGGAGGGTCGTCAGCTCCCTGGTCTCTGCCAGGCCGATGACGAGCTTGAGGGGATCGATCTCGAGCGTTGGCTCCATGTGTTCTCCGATCCTACCTAGTCCCCGGTGTTTCTGCCAGCGGGAGGTGCGTCGCCCTGGGAAGGCGGGCCCTCCGGCTTCTTGGTATTGCTCGGATCCTGGTTGGAGGGATTGACGTCCTGGTTGGTCTGGTCGACCTTCGCTTGGGCACCCATGGCGGCGAGCTTGGCCATCTGCTCCGCCTGGGCATCTTCCTTTGCCCACTGGTCCTCGAGCTTGGCCAGCTGGTCCTCGCCGTTCTCCACGTCCATGGCCTGCATGGCGTAGCGGGCCGCGTCCTCGCGGAGGATGAGGCTGTTCTCGGCCAGCGGCACGATGCCCTGGGCAACCTCGGCGAGGTTCCGGGAGAGGATGGGCGGCGCCTTGACGATGACCTTGTCGTCGTCGGAGGACCGGAGGATCCGCTTGGAAACGATGAGACCCCGGTCATTGTGACCGAGGTCGAGCTCACCCTTGATGCGCCCCGCCTCGATCCCCGACACGATCACGAAGTTCATGATGTTCAGGTAGATGTCCTCCCAGAACCGCTGGCGAGCCGAGAACTTCTTCAGCATCGGCAGCTCCATGGCCTGGGCCGTGGCGAGGTTCGCGTTGCCCGCGTCCCCGAAGTAGTGCTCCATGATCCCGAGCCCCGCGCCGGCCATCAAGCGGATCTGACGGCTGTCGGCAGGGTCGGTGGCCATCCCCGCGGTCCTCATCGGGGTGAGGGACATGGCGTCGTTCTCAAACGCGATGCCAGCGGTGCCGGCCGGCTGGGAGAGCTGGCCGGTCTGCGGGTTGAAGGCCGGGAGGACTGACATGAGCTTCTCCCGAACTCGGGAGATGTCACGGGTGTCCTCGCCCTTGACCTTCGCCTTCCACGCGAGGGTGGAGTACGCCTTGACGATCGTCACCCAGTCCTGCAGCATCTGCCGGTGGGCCTTGGCCCAGTCGAGAGCCGGGTACGTCTCGGTGTTCCCCCGCTTCTGGCGAGCCAGGCGGTTCACGGCGACCTGGTAGACCGCGCCATCACGCACAGCAGGCATGTTGGTCTCGAACCCATGCTTGCCGGGGGCGTAGTTTCGCCAGTCGGCGTAGTAGACGGTCGACAGACTGTTGGCGACAGTCCACCGGCCATTCTTGAAGTCGTACTGCTGAGCCCGGTACTTGCGCTCGTAGTAGAGCTGGCGCCGGTAGTCGTCCGGGCTGGAGATGACCTGGGTGATCTCCTCAGGCGGGAGGGTCCTCACCTTCACCCGCCCGTCCGCCTCCTGGAACAAGACGAAGAAGATCTCGCCGTCGATGATCAGCTCGATCGACTTGGACTCCTGCGCCTGCTGACTCGTCAGCTCGATCAGGTTGTCCTCATCCATCCACCAGTCGTCGAGGTAGGCCTTCCACTCCTCGTTCTGACAGGAGTACCGGAGCCCATCCCCGAACGTGTAGTTCGTGATCAGGCTCGTGGCCTGGTGGATGAGCGGATCCTTCAGGTAATACAGCCTCGCGGCCCGAATGAGCTTGCACCGCTCGGTGTAGTCCAGCTCGGGCGAGGTCTCGTTGATCGGATCGGCTGAGATCGACTGCCACCGAGACTGCTCTAGGGCCAGTTCTACCTCAGCGAGCGACTCCGACAGGATCCGATTGAAGTGATCCAGGTCGGTCGCCTTCTCGAGCGCGCCGTCGACGATACCCAGCATGTCATCAGCGGCATGCTCCAGGACTACAAGATCTCGACTGTCCACCTCCGTAGCATACAGTGCTACGAGCTGAGGTTACCAGGAGAGTCGATCCAGATCCGTCTGGATGGGCGTCTTCTGCGGGGTCCAAGTCATGACCTGCTCGACGGCCTGTGGAACGGGCATGAAGACCCCGTTCAACACGTACCGGAGCGCGTCTGGACCGTGGTTGTTCGCGTCCACCGGGATGTCAGTACCCTCCTTGAGGTGGTACTGGTTCAACTCCTTGCGGAGGTTGACGCACCGGCTATGGACGAAGAGCTTGGGCTGCTGGTCTCCCGGCGGCTTCATGAAGCGGCGAACGACCGAGATGCCCTCCTGTAGCTGATAGGGTCGGGGAACCATCAGGATGTTTCTGAAACCGAACTCACGGGCACTCGCGGGATCAGCCGGGTCGCAGTAGACCGGGGCGATCTCGTACTCCGTGTAGTCCTGGTCCTGGATGCGGGCGACCAGCATGGGGAACTTCCGGACCACGCGGTCGGCCCACTCCGACGGGGAGAGGTGCTGCTGGTACAGCTCGTCGAGAACGAAGATGTCGTCGTTCTTGGTCTTCGCGATGAGGAGGCAGACGGCTGGATCCTCGTAGCCCCAGTCGATCCCGCCGTACCAGTCGAACTCCTGGTCCCACCTGGGACGGATCCTGGGATCGAGCTTGATGTTCCCGAAGGGGTCCTTGAGGTCCTCCAGGCGAAACATCGGCGGGAGGTCGTCATCTGTGACGACGTGCTGCTCCGAGAACATGTCGTAGACCAGACCGAAGCGGGACGGCTTCTCGACCATCCACTGGGTCTTCCACGTCTCCTCGTCCATGGACAGGAACTTGGAGAAGATGTCGTCGACCTCGTAGTAGCCCTGGGCCTTCTTGCACCACTTCCCGTCACAGAAGCCCTCGCACCGCTTCATCGGGCAGACCTCGTAGCGGTAGGGGCACCGCTTCATGATCTCGCGGACGCACCACGAGCGGACCGCGATCCCACGGGCGGGCGCGTCCTCCACCAGCTGGTACATCATCCCGTAGGCCTTGAACCGGGTTGAGGTCATCGCGATCCCGGACTTGATGCCGTGCTGGGTGATGGGGATCGAGAGGGCACCCTGGTAGATCTCCTGCTGTACCAGGTCCACCTCGTCGATCCTCAGCTTCGGGACGTGAGGGGAGTGGACGGAGCGCTCGGAAGCCGTGAGGATCTCAAGGTTCGATCCTGACTTCAGTACCGTCTTCTTGATGAGTGGTGGACCAGCCAGCTTGGAGCGAAGGCCTGGGTCCTCCCGGAACATCTCCACCACGTAGGAGTAGCCGCGCTTGGCCTGCTCGAAGTTGCCCGCGAGGGAGACGATCCCACAGCGGGGCTTCAGCGCCATCTCGGCGACGTTCAGGCCGGCAACCCCCATGGACTTGCCACCGGTACGGCAAGCCATCCCGATGATCTGGGGGTAGCGCTCGTAGAACGCGTCGGCGAAGAACTCCCAGGGTGCGTTGTGGTGCTCGCAGATCTGAAGCGTCGGGATCGACAGCCTCAGCCGCTTCCTGAACCACTCGTGGAGCTTCTGGTCTCGGGTGTTGAGCTGGCGAGCCGGGATCACATCTCTTCGCGAGCTCGCTCGGCCTCCAGCTCAGTGATGTCGTTCTCCTCCGAGAGCATCTGGGAGATCGCGTCGTCGAGCTCATCCGAGAGGGACGTGCGGCCACCGCGGCCACCCGGGTCCTTCTGCTGGCCCGTCATCTTCATGAGCTTCTCGAGGTACTGCGGGAGCACCTGCATGGGCACCCGCCAGTGCTGGCCATCCGGTTCCACGATGGCCCTGAAGCACCGGCCGATGACGACCCGGGTCATGGCGATCTCGCCCGACAGATCGTCCCGGTTGGTGTCACCCTTGAGCGCGTCGTACAGCTCGAGTTCGTCGGTGGTGAGGTGCTTGCGGTAGAGACCGTGCTTCACGGCCGGGTTCACGGGGCCGGTACTCAAGCCACCGTGCATCCGGCAACGACCGTTGTCCATGGCTGGCAGACCGCAAGGGTTTCCAGACCGATTCTTGGCTCCGCACAGCTTCATCTTCAGCCTCCTTGCTAGAAGCATACCCTAGAAAAGCCGAGGGCGGCCACTTGGGCCGCCCTGAGCCTCGGGCTGAGAGATGACAAGAGGGATCATAGAGTCCCGTGGGCAGGGGTGTGAGTCACTCGACGCTTCAACCTATCGAGTGAAGCCCAGGTAGTCCTCGGCGCACTCGAACGAGCAGAAGGAGAGCTGTCGCCATGGCCGGCCGAGGTAGTCCGTTCCCTCGATCAAGTTGATGTAGACGCCCTGGGCGTTCCAGGTGGACGGGATGTGGATCTGGGTGGAGAACCGAACAACATCACTCCCGGCCGGAAGGTAGAGCCGGCAACCATCACAGACCCGGGCATCGACGCTGTCATGCAGCAGATTGAGCCCGTTCATGCGCTGGAGCGGGAGCTTGAGGATCGTCACCGATCAACGACCTCCCGCGTCCTGGAGACGGCCTTGTGGTACTCCGCCAAGGCATACTCTAGGAGCTGCCGGATGACGACGGACCTGGTAGTGTCGCGACTGCGCGCGATGTCGTCGAGCTGAGGTACCATGTCCGACGGGACGG